CCCTACTCGCACTATATAAAAATAAAATATGAAACTCATTGAACGCATCGAAGAACTTTCGAAGACTTTACCAAGACCTGCTCACAGTGAAGCAGATATCAAAGGTAAATCACTTGTGATAAAGTGGATGTTGGAAGACGGTTTGACCGTAAATAAAGACATCTATGGTAACATAAGAGGAGTTCTTCCTGGTTCTGGTTCTCCCATTGTTACTGGTTCACATACAGATACTGTAGCAACTGCCGGTAAGTATGATGGTGCTCTGGGTGTTTTGGCAGGATTAGAAGCAGCCAGAGAACTAAAAGGTAAGTTAAAGCATCCACTAGAAGTTGTAATCTTCGATGATGAAGAAAATACAATGAGTGGATCAGTTGGATACTGCTCAAAAAAACCAGATATCAAGGCATTTGTTGAACTTCATGTTGAGCAGGGACCAGTATTGGATGTTCAGCAACTAGACATTGGTATTGTTCAGGGTATTGTAGGACAGAGAAGATGCTCTGTTTCTGTATTTGGACAAGAGAATCATGCAGGAACCACACCAATGAATATGAGAGATGATGCTCTCGTAAAGACTGCGGAGATCATCACTTACATCAATAAGAAAGCACAAGAATGTGATGGATTGGTTGCAACTGTTGGTGTACTAGATGTTCATCCAAATGCATTTAGTGTTGTTCCTGGTCGTGTTGACTTTACATTACAGGTACGAGATTTATATGCAGATACGATGGAGAGTTTTGTAGAAGATGTATGTAAGAAGTTTGATTTAAGATATGAAATCTCTCACCAGTCAGAACCCGCACTGTGTGATAAGAAAATTATGGAACACATTTCCAATGCATGTTGGGATCTTGACCTAAAATATATTGATATGCCCTCAAGAGCATCACATGATGCACAGAACTTTACCTTCTGTCCAATGGGTATGATATTTGTTCCATCAATTGGTGGCATCAGTCATTCTCCAAAAGAAAAAACCACAGACCAGATGTGCATTAATGGGTCAAATGTCTTAACAAACACCATCAAAATGATTGATGGTATGTAAAATAAATATCAAAAAGGAAGAACTTATGTCATTTGTAGCAAGCACGAAGCACTGTTGGTATAACGATGACAGAATGATAGTAAAGATGTATTTTTTGAATAATATACCCTTTACGTTTGATGAAATGCCCGATGGTCATTTATATGATCGAGATTTGGTAGAAGAAGCAAATAAAAATCAAAGTTATGAGGTTGATGATGTTTATAGAGGATCTCAGTATTTGATATTAGAACAGGCACATCCTTGTTTCGATCCAGTAGAGATATCAAACCCACAAATTCTACCAGAAGACTTAGTTCCTTTCTATGATGAGGAGGATTTGCTAGGATAAATAAATCATAGCAAATAGTATAGAAGCAGTAATACCATGCCTCTGAATAAACTAGATAATTTTATCAAAAACACTGAAGGTCGCATCTTATATGTAAGTCCGGCAGATCTAGACTCTACTGATAGTATTGATAATACTGGCAACTCTCTTGCAAGACCCTTTAAAACAATTCAGAGAGCAATTTTAGAGTCGGCAAGATTTTCTTATGTAAAGGGAAATAATAATGATTTAATTGAGAGAACTACAATTCTTTTGATGCCTGGTGAGCACATCGTTGATAACAGACCAGGATTTTATATTAAAGACAATAGTGGAGCAAAAGTAGTATCACGTAGTGGTGCAGAAACTGCAGCTGCAGATACTCTTGGTTTAGATCTCAATAGTAATTTTGATTTAACACAAGAAGATAATATTCTTTATAAGTTCAACAGTGTAAATGGTGGTGTAGTTGTTCCTCGTGGAACCTCTATTGTTGGTCTTGATTTAAGAAAAACTAAAATCAGACCATTATATGTACCAAACCCAACTGATACATCTTTAGCAAACTCAGCAATCTTTAGAATTACCGGTACTTGTTACTTCTGGCAGTTCTCATTCTTCGATGGAAATGAGAATTCGACTGTATATACAGATGCGAACGATTTCTCTACAAACAATAAATCAAAACCAATTTTCTCTCACCACAAATTAACCTGCTTTGAATATGCAGATGGTGTGAATAAGGTATTAGGATATGACCTAACTGACCTTGACATGTTCTATGCAAAACTCTCCAATGCATATGGAACAGGTTCAGGTAGTCCAAATAGAAATATTGATAGTAAGTATCCTGCAGAACCTGATGGATTTGCAAAGATGCGTCCAGAATGGGAGATTGTCGGTGCATTTGCATCAGATCCAATCGAAATCACTTCAATCATATCCGGTGACGGTGGAACGCCAAATAATCAAGTTACAGTAACAACTTCAGTCGATCACGGACTTTCTGCAGGAACTCCTATTAAGGTCAGTGGAGTTTCTCCAGCAGATTATAATGTATCAACTAAAGTTCAGAGTGTTGATGCAACTGATCCTAGGAAATTTACATATCTCTTACCAACATTCAAAAAAAATCTGATAGCAACAGGAAATGCATCTAGTGCAGAAGTTGTTATTGAAACTGATACCGTAACTGGCGCATCTCCATACGTCTTTAACGTTTCACTTCGTTCTGTCTTTGGCATGAACGGAATGCACGCAGATGGTTCTAAAGCATCTGGTTTCCGTTCAATGGTTGTTGCTCAGTTCACGGGTATTTCACTTCAGAAAGATGACCGTGCTTTTGCAAAATATAATGAGAGTTCGAGGGGTTATAATAAAATTGCTCTGTCTAAAGTAACTGGAGCAAATCTATCTAATGGAGCATCTTCTACTGATCCAAATACGATATATCACTTAGACTCTAACGCAATTTATCGTCAGGGTTGGGAACAAACTCATATCAGAGTTTCTAACGACGCCATTTTGCAGATTGTTTCTGTCTTTGCAATTGGTTACAATAAACATTTCTCTATTGAAAGTGGTGGTGACGCTTCAATTACAAACTCCAACTCTAACTTTGGACAGTTATCCTTGGTTGCAGATGGATTTAGAAAAGCATCGTTTGAGAAAGATAATAAAGCATTCATCACACACGTCATTCCACCAAGATCTGTTGTCGAACCAACAGAAAATGTTGATTGGTTGAGTCTTGATGTCGGAGTAACAACAGCAGTTGGTGATAATACGAGACTTTATTTAAAAGGATTTGAGAGTATTGATGATGAACCACCAGTATTGACACAGGGTTACCGTGTTGGTGCTAAAGTAGATGATAAATTATTCGTAAAGATTGGTTCTACAACAACTGAAGCAAACGTCTTCATGCAAGATGGAACTTCATCATCATTTAAAGAGTTTAATGTTACTGCCGTAGCAGATAGCAAGTTAACTGTTGGATTGGGTCATGGATTACAAACTGGTGAAAAGGTAGTTGTTCTCAGTGATGATGCAGATTATCCTGGAAACATCACTCCACATAGAGTTTATTTTGCAATATCTCTTACAGATTCTTCTGATACTGCCGACTTCCCTAAAATTAGATTAGCAGCAACTAAGACTGATGCTGATAATGGAAAGAGTATTTCTCTGTATCTTCCTGGTTATAGTGGAAATGGTTTAAGAGTTAGAAGTAGAATAACTGATAAGAGTGCAGGAGAAGCAGGAAGTCCCGTTCAATTTGATACATCACAAAGTCGTTGGTATGTTAAGGTTAACGCAGCAAATACGGTTTATAGCACTATAAATTCTCTTGGTGTTGCTGGTATTGGAGTTGAAACAAACCCAGCATTCCTTCAAAGAACACCTGATAATAGAAGTCTTGACGAGAAGATTTATAAAATCAGAGTTGTTATTCCTAAAGAATATACAAATGCAAAAACACCAGAGTCTGCCTTTGTCATCCAAGAATCTAGTACAACTGGATTCTCAACAAACACTGATGATTTAAAAACAACAATTGAACTCGCCGACTTTGATTTTAATAGAAACCCAAGATTTATTTCAACTTGTTCTCATAATGCAGGCATTTCCTCTGTAATCACTGAACTTCCTCACAACCTTGAGGTCGGTGAAGAAGTTAATATCCTTAACGTAACGGATACTAATAACACTGTTGGTTCTGCTACCAGTGGATACAATGGAACATTTACAGTTGCATCTGTAAGTTCCGACAACATGTCGTTTACTTATTCTAATACCACTGGAAATCCTGGAACATTTAATAATAACACAAGCACCAGAGATTTAAATCTTCCACGATATCAAAGAAACAATCTGCAAAGCAATTTCTATGTTTATCGTAATGAAGTTATTAATGAATACATTGAGGATCAGCAAGACGGTGTTTATCACATCTATGCACTGAAGGCAGATAATGCAATTAGTGAAGAATTTACTGACTTAGAATATGGACAAAATGTTACTGACCTCTATCCACAAACTGATAGAGATAATGTAGATGATAACCCAGCATCTACAAAATCAAAAGCAATAGCATCTCCAATTGGTGAGGTTCATACCAGTGATCTGAAAGGAAGTATTACAAGAGAATCTGTAGATTCTGTAATGACTAAACTTGCAGGTGGACTTGTTGTCAATTCAGTCTCAACATTGAGTGCAGGTATTCAGACAGTTACATTTACTAGAAACCATGGTTTTGCTGGTATTTCTACTGCCGCACTTAATAGTGCTGGATCAGGTACAAGAACAAATGGAGTTTATTACAATGTAAAACTCTATGATAACAACACATATACCAGTTGGAGAGGTGCTACTGGTATTGTAAGTGTAACCAGTAATGCAATTTCTTCTTTTGAAATTCAATCACCCGGATCTGGATATTCAAATGGAAATACTCTTTTCTTTGACAATGCCAGAATGGGTGGTAACCAGGATGGATCAGTTGTTGTTTCAACCGCAGGTATTTCTACAAACATTGGTGATACTGTACAATTCACAGGTATCGCAACTATTTCTGATGCATATTACAGAATTACTGATGTTCCTCAAGAGAATAGAATTGCTATTGCAAGAACTTCAGGTGATCCTACAATTCAGGCAGGTCATGTAGTATTGATGCCTGGACCATCAGTATCCGTAACTAGTTCTGATTTCTTCGCAGGAATTTCAACTATTACAACTACATCATCACATGGTTTAGTTGCAGGTAATAAGTTTAGATTAACTGATGCAAGTGCTAATAATATCGGTGATTTCTTAGTCAAGTCTAAGGTTAGTGAAACTAAATTCACTTATGAAACAACTGTAGCACCAGCATCACCAGGATTTGTTTTAAAACACTATTTCTCATCTAACTCTGGTGTATCTGATTCAAGTCAAGAGAACTTAGCACGTAGACAGCAAAGTTTCTATGCTGGTGATTCACTTGTTATTAGTAATGGTGGATCTGATGTTGGTGTCACTACAACACATCTACCAGTTGTCCACAGCAGTGGTGTATCGGGCATTGGAATTACAGAAAGATTCCCACTTGGAACGTATATCCAAATTAATGATGAGATTATGAGAGTTGCAGATGCATCTCTCGTAGGAACTAATAAACTTGTAGTTCTCCGTGGTGTGTTCTCATCCCCTGTCGGAATACACTCCGATACTGCATTAGTTAGAAAGATTAGACCACTTCCAATTGAATTCCGTAGACCATCTATTCTTCGTGCATCTGGTCATACATTTGAATATCTTGGTTATGGTCCTGGTAACTATTCCACAGGTCTTCCACAGGTTCAGACAAGAACTCTCACCGAAAGAGAAGAATTCCTGTCACAGGCACAGGAAAGATCTGCTGGTGTTGTTGTTTACACTGGTATGAATAACAGAGGTGACTTCTACATTGGTAACACCAAGAAGTCATCAACAACTGGTGAAGAAACTTCATTCGATACTCCAATTCCAACAGTTACAGGTGAAGATCCAGCACGTCTGAGTGCAATCTTCGACGAGATTACTGTTAAGGAAAGAATTATTGTTGAAGGTGGAGATTCTAGACAAATCCTTTCACAGTTTGACGGACCAGTTACATTTAATAATGAAGTAAGAATCAAAGAGAAACTTTCTCTTTCCAAGCAACTTGTAATTAAAGATACAACGCCAGCAACAACTTCATCTAGTGGTGCACTAATTGTTGAAGGTGGTGTTGGTATTGGTGGAGATGTTTATATTGGTGAGGACTTACATTTCCCTGACGATAAGAAATTGAACTTTGGTGATAGTAATGATTTACAAATTTCTCACCAAGCAGATTTCTCTTCTCAATTGGATAATGCGGGAGAAACAATTACAGATAACTCTGCAAGTTTAATTAAAGATGCTGGTCCTGGTCCACTGATATTCAAATCAAATGCTGGAACTGGTCAGGGTGCCTTCCAATTCTTTGATCAAGATTGGAATCCAATGCTAAAAATCCATTCGGGTGGAAGAGTAAGACTCTATTATGGTAATCAAGGAGAAAAACTGAAAACAACTTACCATGGTGTCACAATTACTGGTATTTTAAGTGTAACTGATGATATTACAGCATTCTATTCTTCAGACGAAAGACTGAAGGACAATATCGCACCTATTGACGATCCACTTGCAAAGGTCATTTCGATCAGTGGTAATACATTCGATTGGAACGAGAATACTAATAATGAAGGAAGTGATACTGGTGTCATTGCACAAGAAATTGAGGCACTTGGACTTCCAGGATTGGTCACAACGAGAGATAATGGATACAAAGCAGTTCGTTATGAAAAACTTGTTCCTCTCCTTGTAGAGGCAATTAAGGAACTCTCTGGCAAGGTTGACGCACTTGAGCAAAAATTATCCGATAAATAACTCTAAAGCTTATAATAATGGCAAATATTAGAAAGTCATTTAATTTTAGGAATGGTGTACAAGTTGATAATGATAACTTCGTTGTAAATGCGAACGGACTTGTGGGAATTGGAACTTCAGTTCCCACTGAAGCAATTGATGCAATAGGAAATGCAAAAATAAGTGGTTTAACTACCACTGGAACTTTGGGTGTCGCACAGACTGCAACATTCTTTGATGATTTAAAAGTAGGAAGTGTTAATATAGATCCCACAAGTGGTGTTATCACGGCAACAAAGTTTGTTGGTGATGCATCCGGATTAACCAATATTGTTGCAATATCAACAGTTGGTTGGATTTCAGAAGGAGTTGGACTTCATACAATAACAAAGTCAGTTGGTATAGGAACCACCGATCCATTGTATGCCTTACAGATAGGACAAGATCCTGCATCTGGCACTGGTATTGGAATGACGGCAGGAAATATTCTTGCCAGTGGTATAGTTACTGCCGTAACTTTCAGTGGAAATGTAAACGCAGGAGTTGCTACTGCTACAACGTTTGAGGGAGATCTTACTGGTGTTGCATCAACGGCGACTAAATTACAAAATGCTAGAGATTTTGCAATCACGGGTGATTTGGTAGCAAGTGCAGTATCATTTGATGGTACTAGCAATGTTTCATTAGCATCCACACTTTCTTCTAGTTTCAGTGCCGATACGACTGGCATTATAACTGCGAGTAAGTTTGTTGGTCCTACAGAATCAACAACATCGACAATTACTACAGGAACAATCACCCAGGCAAACATCACAAATGCCGATGTTGGTATCGGAACCTTTGATGATTTAAGAATTGATAAGACTGCTGGTGCAAGTCTTGTTGTTACGAGTACAACAAATTCATCTGTAAGTATTGGTGAGTCTGTAGGTGCTGGTAATAGTAGTGCTCAGTTGCTCTATACACCCGGTACAGGACGTTTAGATATCAATAACTATGATGTAGGTGGTGTGAGTATTAACCTCCACGAGGGCACAGGTGCAGGCACTACAGAGAGTTTTAACGTTAAGTATGATAATGCTAAACAATTTGAAGTCACTTATGATGGAAAAGTTGGTATCAATCGTGGTGGAGCAACACTTACAGAAAACTTAGAGGTGGGTGGAAACTTTAGAGTCACCAATGATGCGAGAGTTGCAGGTGTTCTTACAGTAAATCAAGGTGGTGTAAATGAGGTCACTTTAGGTGATGGTAGTGCTCTACCAATGCCAGACAGTCAAAACTTTAATACAGTTTCTGGTATTAGTACCTTCAACAATTTAAACGTAGCAAACAACCTCAGTGTTGGTGCGAGTATTACTGCTGGCACGGTCGCATATTTTGGTGGTGAAGTTGGTATTGGAACAACAAATAATGTTGGATTCTTGACTGGACCATCTTTTTTAATAGCTCATGCAGAAGGATCTATCTGGGCAAGAGATGGTTATTATACAAGAAGTAGAATTATTCTTTCCGATAAGGATGACGGATCAGAATATGCTGATGAAAGAACTATTGGAAGTGATTTTGGAAGTATTGTACCTCCATTTGATTATGGAAACTTTCAAATAAAATCAGGATCAGCAACATTCCTTAGTAGCAATTTGACTATTGTTCCTAGTGTTGGTGTTGCAACAGTGGGATTTGGAACAACGAATGGTGCTCTTATTCCATCAAGTTTCCAAGAGGGTGGTAATAGATATCTGACTAGAGTTGGTATCAATACTTACTATGCGAGAAGTTTGTTTGATGTAGGAACAGCATCAACCACGATGAACTCCTATTTCATTCCACCATCTCTGACACAATCAGAGATCGATATTGTGGCAACATTGCCTGGAACATCTGCCAATACAGGACATGCAGTATCAAAGAGACTTACACCTGATGGTGTTGTTTCTGGAGCACTACTTCATAACAAGACAACAGATACAATTCAAGTTGGAGCATCAACAAACACATTTAGAAACATAAGTCCTGTTGTTGCATTTGCGACTGTTGATGGTGGTTCTTTAGTATCTACTGATGGATATAATTTAGCATTATCAAATAGTACAAATAATGCAAACTTTACTTTTAGCACTGCATTACAATCTGCAAACTATACGGTAATGGTTTCTGCTGGAAGCACCACAGAATCTTATACAGTTCCAGAAGCACAGAAACTAACAACAGGATTCAGAATCACATTCAGTCCTTCTAATGCCAACACACAAAGTTACACTGTAATGATACTTCAACTCTGATACTTGACAAGACTATAAATTCTTTGTAGAATACCTTTGTTAGGGTTGAAGATCAGAGTCTGAGCCACTTATAGAACCGTCCACTGGGTAGCACCAGGGGCGGTTTCGTGCTATAATATGTCTATCGATACGGAGAGCACTTGACCATCACCCTGCGTCCCCATCAACGTGAAGCATGTGACGCAATGCTTAAGCACAATCGTGGACAGATCATTGTGCCTACCGGTGGTGGTAAGACAATGTGCATGATTCAGGATGCCATTGATACTATCGATAGACTTGATATTTCTACTATTGTTGTAGTTGCTCCTCGTATTCTCTTGGCAGAACAACTCTGCTCTGAGTTCCTTGAGCACATCAACATTGAAGATGTTGAGATTCTGCACGTTCACAGTGGTGAGACTAAGCACCTTAGCACCACTAAAGTTGCTGCAATCGAAGATTTCAATCACTTCTGCTGGAAGAACAATCGTTCTTCTTTGATCTTTACTACCTACAACTCTCTCCACAAAGTCTATGAGAGCAAGATTCAGGTAGATAACATCTACTTTGATGAGGCACACAACAGTGTCAAACGGAACTTCTTTCCTGCCACTGAGAATATGTCATTCCGTGCCAGCAGAAAGTATTTCTTTACTGCCACTCCTAAGCACAGTGTGACTATCTTCAAACCAGGAATGAATGATGCTGATGTTTATGGTCAGGTCATCTGCAATGTTCCTGCACCTAAGTTGGTAGAAGAAGGTTACATTCTTCCTCCTAAGGTTGTTGTGAAAGAACTTCCTCAGGGTGATTTCAAACTGACTGATTCACAGAATCTGCTTGAGACTATTGATGACAATTCTCTCAGTAAGATCCTGATTGCCGCACGTTCTACCAAGCAAATCGTTCGTCTTATTGATGACTCTGATTTCTGCCAACAGATCTATCAACGTGGTTATTCTTGGATGGTGATTACATCAAAGACTGGTGCAATCATCGACGGTAAGAAAGTCAACCGTGAGGTATTCTTTGAGACTCTAAATGCCTGGGGACAGGATCCTGACAAGAAATTTGTTGTGATCCACCACTCTATCCTTTCCGAAGGTATGAACGTCAAGGGATTGGAAGCAGTTCTGTTTATGCGGAACATGGATTATATCGGAATCTCTCAATCAATCGGCAGGGTGATCCGCCTGGGAGGTTCTGAGAAGACGTTTGGGTTGGTTTGTGTTCCCGTTTACGATAAGGTGGGTATCGGCACTGCCAAGAGTGTTCAGGCAGTGGTTGACACCGTATTTGAGCAGGGAGAACCTGCCATCTCTGTTGTACGTCGTTGATATTGTGCTATAATATCCAGGTAACCAAGAGTTACACTATACAACTAAACCCAAGAGGTTATTATGTTCGATGATGAGTTCTTCCCTTCAGAATACTCTGGAAGAAAAAAAGCAAAAAAATACAAAAAATATGATTTTACTGTAGGTTCCTTAGAAACTTTTCTTAAGGGTGAAATGGTACGACCTACATGGAATCATGGAGTTGTAGAATCATTGTATGCATCATGTGCTAAGACTGAAAAGTGGAAAGATATGCATCCCGATCAATCCATGTCTTTCTGCAAATGTGGACGAATTGCACTACAAAATATTAACCGAAACTATGGAAATGGTATGGACATTGCTGCTTATCATTTCAGTGGACTGAAAGAAAATTGTATCCGTAAAGGTTACGTCTGGGATTCTGGTCTGTGACCAATCGATAAACCGTCCACCAGGAGCAGACACCCTGCTCCTCTCTGCTATAATACTAAAGTAATCAAAGGAACATCATGCGTTGCAAAGTTCAACTCTATGTTGCTGGTAAAGTTTTTGATGAATATGTAGAAGCCCGTGATTATCAGGAAGCACGTCAAGTAGCACTGGCACGTAATCCTAATGCAGATGTTATTAGTGTTACTGCGGTATTTGATAATGGTGGTTAT